TACATAAAATTCAAAGCCAGAGACGTATTATTAGATTTGCCAGAAAAGATATATAAAGAAGTGTTGATCTCTAATAGTGAGAATAAAGCCCTATTAGACGAGTTTGAGCGTGTTCAAGCTCAGGATGGTATGGACAAGATAAGACCGCCAATCAAAGCTATGAATGCCCTCAGCAAGGTAGATTTCACTATTGAGTACGTCAAAGACTTATTAGAAACAACTGACAAAGTTCTTGTCTATAGTGATCATGTGGACGCAGCCCATGCTTTGGCAAAAGGCTTAAATGTGAAAGCAATCACTGGTTCAATGAGCATGATTGAGCGTCAAAAGATTGCAAATGAGTTCCAGAATGGTTCTTTAAATGTGTTAGTTGCGACGATTGGAAGCTTCTCAACAGGAGTGACGCTTACCGCATGTCACAACTTAGTTGCAAATGATCTACCTTGGACACCTAGTTTAGTCGAACAAATGGAAGGCAGAATTCAAAGAATTGGGCAAAAATCCATATGTGTCGTGCACAAAATCTTTGGGAGCATCACCGATCAAAATATTAATCAAAAACTTTTCTCAAAATCTGAAATGATAAAAAAGGTGACTTAATTCTAACGTCTAGCACGATGCTTTTTTAATGCAAAGCAAATCTCATTTGAGTTGCGTTAGAATGTTAGTGAGATAGATGTCAAAATCTGGTGAGATACGCGTTAAAAGAGACTGTTTTAAAAAGACCCGAAAAAACATCAATTAGATTAAATAGTTATACGATGATGTTATTACCCCCCCATTCTATTCTATTGTTTTTTTTTTTTCAATTTATTATTTTTTTTTTGGTCTGGGGCTGGGATACATGTGGTAGGCTAAGTTCTTGGTATTGCTATTTTGAGCTATTTACGCCAAATAAAATTTAAAGAGACTTTATGAGAGTATTTCGGCGAAGAACTAAACAACAAGGAGTCTCTTTAAATTATAATATAATCATATGTAGAAATAAAATATATGTCAAATCATGTTGACTTGTTTCGTAGAGTACTTTTAAATTATGTTTCTAACTGGCGGAACAACACACAACAAGGAATCTTTAATGAGTCTTATCTCTTCATTCAATGCATTGGGTTTATACAACGTAACTCCATCGGGCAGATATTACATATCAATGCCAGCGGGCATTCTCCCCCCAGATTCCATGATTAGAGCTTTAAGCAATCAAATGAGTAGACTGTTGACCAAAGACGAGGAATTAGTGCTTTTCCGATCGGCTGATGAGTACTGCAAGGAGAAGAAAAGAAAAGAGAAAGAGATAGAGAAAGAAGTAAAAAGAAAAGAGAAAGAAGATTCTAGAATTAAGTACTCTAGTGACGTAATAGATTTCTCTTTGTCTGAGGGTGCGGATGCTTATTTGCACTCTCTAATCCCTATTTCAGATGGTTCTTCCAAAGACATTCTATTCTTTGACCCTCGATTGAAAGAAATCATACCTTATGATGAAGAGAAATATAGAGCTAAGCTTTTTTTTGAATCCAGAGCTGAGTTGTTGAGAAAAGCTTTCTCAGGAAAGATTGAGTTCAATCCCTTAAGAGAGCAAGCAATTTACACTAGCAATATTGATGGTGTGAATTATCAAGTATTCAATAAATGTAAGACCCCTAAATGGTTTTCAAGAACTCCCTCTAGAGATAATATAGACGGATCTTTAATTCAAAAATTTCTATTTAATCTATTCCCCGATAAAGAGTCATTAGACATTGCTCTTAGTTGGGCATATCACGCATTTACTAGCAGGAACCAAACATACTTGATGTTGATAGGCTCTCAAGGTGTCGGTAAAGGGATGTTTACATCCCTTTTAGAACAACTAGTAAGTCCTGAGTACTCCGAAAAGTGTACAGATGCTTTACTCAAGGAGAAATTTAACTCTCAAATAAAAGATAAAAGACTTCTAGTTTTAGATGAAATATCTATTGAGAGCAAAGAAGTAGTAGGTAAATTGAAAAGTATGGCTAACAATTTTGTCCCTTATGAGGCTAAGGGCAAAGACGCAACGACTATTAGAAATCACACATCTTGTCTTCTGACGAGTAACTCAGTGGGAGACATGTCTATTGAACCTCAAGAGAGAAGATTTTCGGCCCCCTCAATAGGAGATAGACCTTTGGCTAAAGTAATGAGTACTGAGGATATGAACGCTTTAGCTAAAATCCTGGACACCCCTTCAAATACGGAGCCTCCAGAGGAGATTGTAAATTTTTGTCATTGGCTATTGAGAGAGTACAAAGATACTAAATATTCTAATACCTACGTTCATAAAGGTGATCACTTCTACGAGATGTCCTTCAATGGGTTAGCTAATTATAAACAATTTTTGATAAATTTTTTACTTGAAGAATATGATTCAGACATATCTAAATTTACTTTATCTGAATTGAATTCCAAGTATAAAGCTTCAGAGGGCAAGAAAAACTCTGACACTAAAACCACTCTGCCCCCTCATAAATATATTGCAGACTTTCTTAAGACGTATAGATACAAAGACACATTTCGTTTGGGTACTTTAGTTCCTTTTATGGATAACAAAGATAATAAATCATTGAGATTACAAATAGACCCAGACTTTAAACAACATTTAATCGATGAATCTAATTTTATTGATCTTTAGGGGATATTTATGAGTAAGTTAGACGACATAATACAAAAACTACCTTCTACGGACAAAGAATCAATTAAAGTGATTTCTATTCTAAACTACTTTAAAAGAAATATTAGTTCCTGTGCTTTCTGGACGTATGCGGATCAATTCGAAGGCTTTTACTACAAAACATGGCTAGTAACCCCCGATGGAATTTTAAAGATAGATACTGGTGGGCCTATTTCTCAATCTGAAAAAGGGTTTAAAGAGTACGCAGCTCGTAACCCTCTTAGAATTTTATCTGAGAAAGAGTTGATCGAAGATTGGAGCCCTAATAAAGATTTGAGAGGAGCAATTGTGTCTCATATTAATGAAAGCAAAGTGTAAGAGTTAAATAATTCTGGACAAAAATATAATTTCCTTAGATCATTGAATCATTAGCTAGTAGCTTAACAGACTGTGTCGGAGTATATATGCCATTAAAAAAGGGCTTCTCGCCTAAGACCGTTTCGAAAAATATCAAAACAGAAATCAAGCATGGTAAGCCTCAAAAACAAGCCGTTGCTATTGCCTTAAATGTCGCAAAAAAAGCCAAAGAAAAATCCAAGAAAAAGTAGTATCAATTTAGTATTAATTAACGCACGTAGCGACAATAATCGCAAGGTAATCGAAAATGGCAAGATTTTTACCGGGGAATAATGCTAATCCTGCAGGAAGACCTAAATCCGCTTTTAAAGAGGGATTTGATCAGTTAGCAGCTAAGAAAAAGATGTTCGAAGAGGCGACTCAGATTTTAAATGAAAGGTGGTGTGATGTCTTTCATGCAATGTGCGACATGGCAGAGGCAGGAAATCCCCAGGCAGCGGCCTTTGTTGCCCATTATGTTCTTGGAAGACCAAAAGAGAGTATCGATCTTGACATGAAAAGTATGGAAGGATTTAAAATTGTCATTTCAAAAGAAGAGTCACTTTTATAATCGAATTTAAAAAAACCCACAAACAAGTTATTGCTACTAGATTAATGGTAGAAAAAAACCATTTTCTTTTGATGGGAGGCAGTAGAAGCGGAAAATCTCTTCTGATTATTCATTCATTAATCATACGGGCATTAAAGGTTAAATCTAGACATGCGGTCATTCGTAAGACTTTTAACTCACTCAAAAGATCTATATGGGGGGATACCCTTCCAAAAGTATTAACCTTAGCTTTCCCAGGGTTAAAAGTTATCTTTAATCGAACAGACTATACAATGACACTGCCAAATGGCAGTGAGATTTATTTTATTGGTCTAGATAATCCAAAGAGCGCAGAGAAAATATTGGGTCTAGAGGTAAGTTCTTTATTCTTTAATGAGATATCGGAATTAGACTTTTCATCCGTTCAATTAGCGATTACCCGACTTGCTGAAAGGAACGAATTGATAAAGCGATGTTGGTATGACATGAATCCTAATGCTAAAAACTCATGGGCATACTATCTTTTTATTAAAGGACTAAATCCCCAAGATAATGAACCTCTAACCAATCCTGAGGATTATGGTTATTTTCAAATCAATCCAATAGATAATACTGAAAACATTGATGAGAATTATTTAAAACTTCTAGAATCCATGCCCGAAAAAGAAAGACTAAGGTTCCTACACGGGGAATTCTCCGATAGTGGGAATGGATCAGTATATTACGCTTTTTCTAGAGAGATTAATGTTGTTGCTTTTGATGATAGCTTTAGAGTGGGACAAATAAGGGTAGGCATGGACTTTAACGTCATGCCAATGACAGCCGTTACTTGCTATTATGTAAATAATATATTTTACATTTATGACGAGGCTTTTTTAGAAAACTCTGACACTTATAAAATGGTTGATTACTTGAAGGCTAAAAAATACATAGGAACAATTTATCCTGACAGTACTGGAGCAAATAGAAAGACATCGGGCAAGTCAGATCATTTAATATTAAAAGAGTCAGGATTTATCATCCAATCTACTCGGAACCCATTCGTCACAGATCGTGTGAATAACATAAATAGACTTTTAAGAG